TTTTTTAGATAATTTTTTTAATGGCAAGTATGTAGTAGAAAATGTAATACCATATTATGAACCTTTAATACCTGCACAAAAAAGAAACAGACACTTATATTGGTGTAACTTTAAATTACCACACATAATAAGCGATAGAAAAAACCCTGACTTTACAAGAGTAAAAAATGTTATAAAAGTTATGAGTGAATTTCACGATTACGATTTTACTAAATATAAAGGAAAACAACCTACAAGAAAAATTGCAAATAATTTAGTAGATTATGTTGCAGGTAAAACAATATTAGATACTGCTATGGGTAAAATGGTAGAATTTAAAACAGATCAAAAAGAGTTATTTTAAAACAATAATTTTTTTTCGTTATATAATTAATTAATTAATATTTTATTAATAATGGATAAAAGAAAAAATAATGGTGGACACTCTACAAAAGGTTTCGCAGGGAGACCAAAAAAAGCAGATGAGGAAAGGTTAATAGAAAAGTTAGATAATCTTATAGACAATGATGAGGTTATAAAAACATTAGGTAAAAAGATTAAAGAGGGGTCAGATAGAGCTATGAGTTTGTACTTTGGATATAGATATGGTAAACCAAAAGAATCAGTAGATATTAATTCTAGTGAGGGTTTTAATATCAATTTTAAAGACCTGATAAACTTTAAATGATAGACATAAACAAAAAGTATGCACCTATCACACAAACAGATTCACGCTACTTTATAATAACTGGGGGTAGAGGATCAGGAAAATCTTTTAGTATAAACCTCTTATTAGTTCTACTTACATACGAGAAAGGTCATACAATACTATTTACACGATATACACTAGCATCTGCTTATGTGTCTATTATTCCTGAATTTATAGAGAAGCTAGAACTACTTAATATATTTGATGACTTTTATATAACAAAAGATGAAATTAAAAATAAGCGTTCAGGAAGCAAGATAATCTTTAAGGGTATTAAGACATCAAGTGGAGACCAAACTGCTAACCTAAAGTCATTACAGGGCGTTACAACCTTTGTTTTAGATGAAGCAGAGGAATTGACATCAGAGGACACATTTGATAAAATAGACCTATCTGTGAGACAACAGGGAAGTCATAATAGAGTGATCTTAATACTAAACCCTACAAGCAAAGAACATTGGATATATAGAAGATACTTTGAGGACAAGGGAATACAAGAGGGGTCTAATACAACCAAAGACAATATTACATATATACATACAACCTACATAGACAACAAAGAAAACCTATCAGAAAGCTATTTACAGCAAATAGAGAATATAAAGAAAAGGAGACCTGAGAAATACAAGCATCAAATGTTAGGTGGGTGGTTAAGTGCAGCAGAGGGTGTTATATTTACTAATTGGAATATAGGTAAATTTAAAGAAGTAGGTAAAACTGTATATGGGCAAGACTATGGCTTTGCATCAGACCCAAGCACATTAGTTGCAACCAGTATAGACATATCTAACAAAAAGATATATTTAAAAGAATGTTTTTATAAACCTAGACTAACAACATCAGAGCTTGTTACACTAAATAAACAGTTTGCAGGAGAATCACTAATAGTAGGCGATTCAGCAGAACCTAGACTAATTTCAGAAATAAGATCACATTGTAATATAGTGCCAAGTATAAAAGGACAGGGTTCTGTTACTTTTGGTATTAGTTTATTGCAGGACTACGATTTAATAATAGATGAGGACAGTATTAACCTCATCAAAGAGCTAAACAATTACGCTTGGTTAGAACGAAAATCTAACACACCTATTGACAAATTTAATCACTTATTAGATGCAATTAGGTATGCTGTAACATATCAATTACAGAATAAGAACAGAGGTAATTACTACATTTCCTAAAAAAGATATTAAATATTTTGTGGATAACTAAATAAGTTATATATTAGCAAAGAATTAATAAGGCAATATTGCCACATAACTTAAAATTAAAAGTTTTCAATAAGTATATAACAAATAATAAAATTGACAAGCGAAAAATAGTAACAGGTCAAGATGCAGAAATAGTTTTAGACATATTTCAAATTAGAGATTTCCTCACAGAAGTAGCAGAGGGAAATTATCAAATTCATAATGATAAAGGAGAATATAATCACTATGCAAATGGTTATTGTATGTCTATTGTAGAAAAGTTTGATTATTTAAATGGTTTAGATATTCCTCACTCAGAAAAAAATCAAATTGCAGATTATTGTAAAAAGTTATGGTGGG